ATCATAATCATACACCTCAAGCTTGAAGTCCTGAGTGTTCTTGTCCTCAGAAAGTACAAAGCCCTTAGTGTAGTCCTTACCATTCCATTTGCCGAGCTTTTTCAGATTCTTGATACATAAGTGCATATACCACTGACATTGCTTCCAAGCAGAAGGATGCTTGATCATCTTCTGGAATTGGTACGTATTGACCGACTTAATCTCACCAATCATTCTTCCTTCAAAGAACTCAGGAATTAGACAGTCAACATCAGGTGTATAGCTAAGCATGTAGTCATCATCCATCCTTGTAAAGTCCATGTGCTTAGCTTCACCATAACCAGCTCTAATGAGAAGCCTTTGCCATTTCTCATGGATGGCATTACCTTGCTCAAAGATCCTCATTAAACCTGCAGGGACTTGCTCGCCTTGGAGCTGCTTATAGATCAGACTCAGAACTTGGGCTCTCAAACAGAAGTCCTTATCACCTACCAGCATAGCAGATGCATGAAGGCCTACACGTTCTTGAGATTCAAGACCTCTTGTCATAACCTGCTTAACGAACTTGGTTTCCTCTTCAATGTTCTTGGGAAGGTAGAACATGCGATTGAAGATCTTTTCAAGTTCAGCAGCCTCAGAACTCTGAAGCTTTGTTTTGTTTCCATTCGCTTCCCTTTTGATACTGTCAATCAACCCCAACGGTGTGCACCTACTTTCATTTCATCAGCCATATTCTTTGGAGGATGCAGCTCATTACCGACAATGTACATGTATGCAATGCCTTCTTGTCCTTGAATCATTTCCAGACATTCTTCTACAAAAACTTCATCATCCCAAAATTCACGTTTAATTATGTCATTGACAAACTTGTTCTGTGGGAACCGACATAAATCATGAAGACCATACAGAACAATGAAATCAAGAACTTTTCTATCCGGGAAAAATTCAGCCAGATGCCATCGAGCTTCGACTTTGTTTATTCCCTTAAGTTCATCAAGATCAAGCCAGCCTTCAACTATATCCTCACAAATGTTTCTGATTTCTTTGTAAATCTTTTCAGGTAGACCAAGTATATCGATCTTCTCAAGAATAGCTTCAGGCGTAGGGAATTCATACCACGTGATTCTTCCAGCTTCACGCATTCCTTGTACATGTTCAATGCCACATACTCTTACAAAATTATCAAGCATAAACTTGGCAACGTAATAATCACAATTGGAGTAAATGATATGGGTGATGATGCACTCAAACAAATCTTGGTGAATTACTCTCACACCACCATTACGAACCGCACAGATCTTAAGGAAGTCGCCTCGCCTACAAAGATCAAAGTAGGCTTTACCATAATCTGTTTCCAGATCAAAGTAATTATACCATCTATCGTAGAACTCTTCTTCAGTACAGCTCATAATGAGTCGCCCTTTTTGCTGTTCAACTTTAAGAGCCGAATGGCCGTCTTGAATTACATACTTGCTATCACGTAACTTGATCCATCTGAGAGGCTGGGCAGATTCGTAGATCTGATCCAAATCCAAAAAAGGAACTTCAATCACGTACATATGAAACACCCTTCCTATTTATGATTCTCTTTACACCTGCGTTTTTGAGCATTCTCATACACAAAGGACAAGGGATTGGGCTTTCATCCTCAAACCAACAATACATATTGTTACCACATACATCTTTTGCAAGAGCTGCATCATCACGGCTTTCACATGCAAGATAAACTGTTGCATCCTTAAGCTTATCACGACTTGCGGCAATGATAGCATTTTGTTCAGCGTGAACACTTACACATTTTTCATAGCCGGTATAGCGTTCGGCATCTTTTCTACCACAAGCACCTGTGTCACAACAATTGGCTTCACCTCTTGGGCTACCATTATATCCAGTTGCAATGATGATGTCATCCTTAACAATCACACAACCATAGTGACGCTTGAGGCACGTGCTTCTTCTGGAAACTGCCAAGGCAATGTCCAGGTAGTATTCGTCTTTGTCAGGCCTCATGATTTCTCTTCGCCTCCTGGAGTTCTTTTGCTTTCCTTAAGTACCAATCGGCTTTATCATTGTCAACCTCAGGATTTCCCTTGTAAGGCGCTCTTGATCTGTACTTCCATGCATTGATCTTACAGAACTCGATAGTTGCATCAATACCAAATACAATCACCATTTCATCAATGGTTTCAAAGTAGTGCTGATTGTAATGTGACGGATGGTCAACGTTACTCATTTAACTTCCCTTCCTTTCATATCAAGGAGTTTTTCATACCCAATTGTAGACATGACAGTCGAAGGAATCACCTTGTCAAGAACTCTGTCGATCATGAGCATCTCATCGTTTTCATTGTTCTTAGGATCCTTTACGATCTCTTGTGTTTCACACCATTCATAAAGCACCCGTAAAAGCCTCTGCTCACCAAAGCCTTCACTTACATGAAGTGCATATAAGAGTTGCTTAAGAAGTCTCCTCGTTTTGTCAAGGTCTCTTGCTCTTTCTTCCATAAGCTTACTCGCTCTGCTCATGGGTTTTCTCCTTTGCTTGAGATTCACACTCATCTTTAATCGGACATCCTTTACAATGCCACGACATATCGTAGTTTTCGTACGTACCAAAGCAAGGCTTTACTTTGGAAAAGATCTCATTCATCATCGTCTTCGTCCTCCTCCAAGAAATCCTTAGGAACACGCTTGCCGTATTGAGCAGCTCTTGCAGCCATGATCTCCTTGCGAATTGCAGGAACATCATCGAAACTTACGAAGCCTCTGTCAAAGAACAATGGGATTTCACATTCACCTTGAGGATTAGACACCTTAGATTTTACGACCTTACATTTCATGATCAGGCCGATCTTTTCAGTTGTTGCAGAGTTATGAGGATTCTTATTGGGAATCTCAATCCAAGCCTTACGTGCAACCTGAATACGAAGCGAACATGCATGCTTAAGCTTACGGCCGCCAGGTGTGTCAGTCTTTTCACCAAACAGCATTGCATTCATCTTATCACGAACCTGATTGATGAAGATCAACGTTGTACCGGTCACCTCAATGATCTCCTCAATTGTAGGCAGATACTTATTCATCAGACGAGCTGTGCCACCGATTCGCTGCTCCTCAATGGAATCACGTTCGGCAGATTTCAGAACCTTTTCTGCATCCTCCTTGGGAACCATGCTTGGCACACTATCAATACCGATCAAAGGAATGCCGGCCTTGGCAAACTTGATAGACTTATTGAAAGCATCTTCACCATACTTTGCTCTGTAAATGAGCATTTGCTTAGGTCTGTTTCCAAACACCTTTGCACGCTCTGCATCAAACGTTCCCTCAATAGGAATATCCAAGCACAAATCATGCAGACCGCACAGATGATAAAGTAAAGTAGTCTTACCACTCGATTCAGGGCCGAAGATTTCAACCACTCGTCCTTCAGGCATTCCACCACCGATGATTGCATCCAGATCTTCAATACCCGTAGACCATCGATTGATTTTCAAATTGGCATGTTTTGAACCAATCGAATATACCGCACCTTCGCCCTCTTTTTTATTGATTTCGCCACAGAGTTTGATTATCTCCGCTTTATTGCACTTAGCCATTATTTTTACCCCACTTCCAAACAAATCCACCGGCCATCTTTCTAAGACCGTTACAAACACTCGTTATATGACAAACGCCAAGCTCATTATATGCATCAGTTGCACTTTCAAATCTTTTAATGAAATTGCCATATTTATCATATTGCAAAACTGGTTTTCTCTTTGCAGGAAGTTTTTCTCCCTTTTCGATTTTTGTTTTTAGCATCTGCTTTCTTGCAACACTTAACGCTTTCTTATGTTCTTCCGAAAAGACCGCACCTTTTCGAATTACACTTATCTTTTCGCCGATTATCTTCTTTGTCTCATCACTCAAATGATAGCCTTGCGTTCCCTCACCACCATCAGTCAAATTATAACCATTTGGTGCTTTCGCATCAAGCGAAATTATATAAGTTCTTTCAAGAGCTTGAGCTTGCTTAAGCGTCACATCACTTTCGAGAATAATGTGCTCGAAATTATTCCATCCATATTTCTCAATTGCTTTTCCGAATAGTGAGCCTTTATAAAGTCGCCCATTCTTGCCCCACCTTGAAAGTGGGTCATGTGATATACCAACATAAACTTTTCTATTTATCTTGTTTATGTGAGCATACACAAAATAGGTTTTTGCCATATTGCCTCCTTGACTACTTGGATATGCTAACCAACCTGCGATTGCACTCCGTTTCATCTCATTAAAATCATAAAGATAGGCGGCCAATAAATGACCGCCCTCGGTTTGCTTTGTTTATTTCAACACGAACACATGAACGCGATGCCCATGCTTTTCTTCAGGCTCATTGTCAGCTTTTGCATTCTTTCTCGCTTCTGCACGGAATGCAATAGCTGCAGCGATGTCTTCGTCTTCCAACTTACCACTCATGAGGAAAGAAACGAATTCTTCATCAGAAGCTTCAGTAACCATTTCCTTGAAATTATCAACAAAGTTGTCGATCATCTCATTGGCTTTTTCATCCACAACTTTAATAGCTGCCTCACGAATTTCTTCGATACTCTTACACAACGCATTCTTGTTTTCCAGGAACTTTTCAATCATGCTCATTTTGAATTCTCCTTTTGATTTATATGAACGGCCTATTTGACCGTTACTTACTCCTTGACCTCAACCGGAACCACGTACTCCTCACGTTCCTCGAAGTCGTATTCCAAACGACCATAACCACGGAAGCAGATACGACCAGTAGGAGTCCAGCCCCAATCGGCATTTCTCCAAGTGTGGTAATCATCATTGAACTCAACCTCAGGGTCACCGTGAATATACTCACAAGACAACCAGTGAGTTGTGCCCTTAAGATCGATGATTTCAATGTTGTAACCTCTCACCAAACCAGGTTTTACACCAAGATCCTTGTGATCCTTTGCGGTGGGCCAAATAGCAGATGCGTTAACGTACTCAGTAATCTTAAACATAATTTCGTCCTCCTAGACACTTTAATATTTGCGGGGGTTTACTCCGCCTCACGGTGATATTATATCACAAACATTTGGATTTGTAAACCCCCAATTTTCACTTTTTGCAAACTTTTTTTTCGATTAGTTCATCGATCTTGCATAAAGCGCACTATTGTACTTAACGACACG